CTCTTCAACAGGGGGTTCCTCCGACAGGAGCCTCCTAGTGAGAACAAGCGCAAGGTTGTCGGTGATGGCCTTGACGAGCTTAAGCAAGATGAGCTTACGGTTATCGTAAAGAACATCAATAAGAAGGTTAAGCAGTTCACGAAGACAGAGCGTGAATACAACATGAAGAAGTGTAAGGCTTCTACGGTCACCAAGAAACAGCGTGGCCATATCCGTACATGGCGTAACAGTCCTTGGGCTGATTGGGAGCAAGCATAGTGTCAGACTTCACCTACGATATAGACGATCTTGGTACAACCACAGCCTCCGGTCGCCGGAATGCTGTACGTTTTCTTGTAGGTGATACCGACTCTACGGATGCACAGGTACAGGATGATGAAATTGCTTTTTCTCTTGCTCAATCTGCTGATAATGTTTACAGCGCCGCTGCGTATGTGTGCAGAACTATTGCAGCTAAGTATGCTCGCCGTGTTGACACTGACTTGGATGGTGCTCTCCGGGCTAGTTATTCTGATCTTTACACCCATTATATTTCTCTTGCTGATTCCCTCGATGCTGAAGCAAAGAAGCAAAATGGACTCGGGATCAAAGCGGGAGGCATCAGTGAAGCAGCTATCTCTGTGGTAAGACAGGACACAGACCGTGTTACTCCGTCTTTCCGCCGGGATCGTTTCCGCAACCCACCAAACTATGATGGTTCAGCGGATTACGAGTGAGGAATAGTCCATGTCGTTTAATGCTAGAGACCTCCTCAAGTTGGTCCAAGACTTTGGCGAAACCCTTACACTCCGCAAGGTCACCACAGATGGAACCTACGATGCTACCACTGGAACTCTGAGTGGTAGTGCGACAACGGACTATTCCTTTACCGGATACTTTTATAACCTAGCAGAGGGTACATCTGACCTCAGTCAGACTAGGAAGGGCAGACGAGCCTGTGTCATTCCCGCCAAAGGTCTTACCGCTACCCCTGATGACCAAGACCAGATTTTAGGGAATGGAGATACGGTGAATATTACTACCGTGAGAACTGTCTTTAGTGATGGTCAGGCTGTCTGTTACCTCTGCGAGGTGTTCGATTAATGGGAGTTAGGATTAATCAGAGCTTCTACCAGAAGATTGACGCTGTTAGTGAGAAAGTGGAGAGTGAGCTGGGTAAGAGGCTGTTTGCAGTAGCACGTACTGCTGTTTTGGCTTCTCCAGTTGATACTGGTGCCTTTGTCAACTCTTGGTCATTTAAAGATAATCTTGGTGGTGGACGTATTAAGTCCTCTCGGAACAAGCCTAAAGGTGTCTTGGATCAGCCTCAGAAGCTGACTTCCCTACGAAATCTTGCCAGAGACATCAACGCTGCTTTGGAAGGTCAAAGCACCAAAGGCTACCGCAAGACTGGTATAGAAATACCCGCAGGGGATTACTACTTGATGAACCGTGCCCCTCATGCCGAAAGCGTAGAGCGGAAGTATAAGATTAAGAGTAGGGTGAGACGACAGCATGGCTAGTATATACCGAGACATTCGTGCAGCCCTAGAAAGTAAACTGGCTGCTGTATCTGACATCCCGGCCATTTCCCACGAGAACGTCTCCTATGACCGTGTGAACGGCACTTCGTATGTTGAGACCTACTTTGTACCCCAAGCCCGAAGACCCGCTGTACGGGGCTTAAGTCCCCAGCAACGCTATGATGGCGTTTTCACTGTTGTCTGTTACGCCCCAGAAGGTAATGGCCCTGGCACAGCAGATGATATTGCTGACAAAGTGCTTAATGCTTTTGACGCTACTACAGATATCTCCTACACGAACAATGATGCGGAGACTTTTGTTGTGTCTATCGATTATGCCGAACGAGAAGGTGGCGGGTTAGACACTCCGTTTTATTATGTCCCGGTGAACATCGGGTTCTATATTTATAACTAAGGAGGAAGCAAATGGCTTTCGCACAAGGTTCTCGTTCTCGTTTGGCTTTCGGTGTCGAAAGCACTTTCGGTACGGCAGCAACTTCTTATACCAACCTCCCATTCAATACTCACTCTCTGAACCTCTCTAAGGATCGGGTAGCCGGTAACGAAATCCAGCCAGATCGCATGCCACGGGTAGACCGTCATGGCAACCGTTCTGTAGCTGGTGATATTACTGTAGACCTTCGTGACACTGCTTATGACGATCTGATTGAGTCGGCGATGCTCTCTACGTTTAGCACTGGTGTTATCAAGGTTGGCACTACGCCCAAGTTCCTGACCCTTGAAGACTACGCTGGTGATATTGACCAAGCTCGTCTGTTTACAGGTTGCGCAGTCTCGACTATGGGTATCTCGATGGCCCCTAACCAGATGGTCACTGCTACGTTTGGTATGGTTGGCAAAGATATGACCGTTTCTGCCACAGAGAAGACCGTAGCTGCTGCTGGTGTGGCAGAGCCTTTTGATGCTTACTCCGGTGACCTGAAGGTTGCTGATGTAGATGGTATCGGCGCAGCTTCTGCTCTGTCTATTATTACTGGTGTAGACTTCACGGTCACAAACTCTTTCGCTCCTACCTTTGTTGTAGGTGATGACTCCGCCCCTGCCCTTGAGTTTGGGCGTGCGGAGATTGAGGGCAGCATCACCGCATACTTTGAGGATGCTACTCTGGTCAACCGTTTCCTCAACGAGACTGAAAGCGCAATCGAGGTATCTGTAGCTGATCCGTCTGCTAACACCATGACCTTCCTTTTCCCACGGGTAAAGTTCAACGCAGCAGATATTCCTGTTGATGGCCCAACTTCCCGTATTATATCTCTGCCGTTTGTGGCTCTGTACGATGATACGGAACTAACCAACCTGAAGATCACTACGGCATAAGAATCCCTTGGCCGAGGGGAGGGGGGTGAGCTTGTCGGGTGGCTCCCCCTCTCATTCTTTCCTACCCCGACATAAGGAACCCGATTATGGATTTGGCTAATCTTACCCCTGAATCAGATACACTAGAGATTCTGCTGTATCACCCAACTACCCTAGAAGCCTTGTTTAACGAGGACGGGGAGACAGAGATGAGTATTGAGGTGTATGCCCCTCACTCTGCTAAGTACAAGGAAATCTTTAACGAGAAGGCTAACAAGCGACTACAGGTGATGCAACGGTCCAAGAAGAACCAAGTGACTGTTGAAGATCTTGAGAAGGACGCTGTAGACCTACTCGCACGAATTATTAAGCAGTGGGACATTACCTACGATGGTGAGAAACCCTCTCTGAGCATCATTAAGGCTAAAGAGGTCTTTGAGGCCTTGCCTTGGCTACGTCTCCAAGTAGAAGAGGCGATTGAAGAAAGCCGGGGTTTTATCAAAGCCTGATTGAAGATTTGGTCGAGTTTGCAGAGTGGACCTTTGAACTCGACAAACCTCAAGAAGGTGGCTCAAAGAGAGAACATTTAGAACAAGTAGAAAGGCAGATTGGATACGCTCCTAGAGAACTAGAACCCCCCGAATTTCCGTTCTTAGTTCAGCATATCTGGTCTGCCTTTATTAGTTTGTCCACTGGTAGAACTGCTGGGTTTAGCGGTCCCAACCCGATAACTTTCGAACAAATTAAAGCATGGAAGGAACTGACTGGGCAACCTCTGTCGTCTAGGGACGTAGAGGCAATAAAGAGCCTAGATGCAGTTTATATAAGGGTTATGAATGGCTGATCTTCGACTCTTAGTGGATGTAGATGGCACAGGGAAAGTCAAAGCACTTAATGATGAGCTTGACCGCACCCCTAGTTATGCAAGACGTGCTGGCAGGTCTCTGGATAATTTTGGTAACGAGTCTGTCAGGGCAGCAAGAAAGACCAAGCGTTTCGCTGCTGTAGGGCTGCAACAGCTTGGTTATCAGGTGGGTGACTTTGCAGTGCAGGTTCAAGGCGGCACTAATGCCTTTGTAGCCTTCGGTCAGCAGGGTTCCCAGATGCTTGGTATCCTTGGTCCGTTAGGTGCTGTAGCTGGTGCCTTGCTTGCTATCTTTACGGCATTTGCTGCTGCAATGTCTGAAAGTGAGGATGCTACAGGACGTGCTGCCGCAGAGTTTGCCAAGTTAAAGGGTGAGTTTGAACCTCTCCTTACGATAGCCAAGAGCTTAATAAATGTCCTGAAGGAAATGGCCTTTGACACCCTTAATGTCTTGGCTAACAACCTTCAGCTTGTTATTTCCTACGCTGCTGCTGCTACTCTTGTTTGGGGAGGCAAGGCAGGTCTTACAGCAGCTATCACTTTAGCAACTCTTGCAGTAACTAACTTTGGTAAGATTGTCCGCACTGTCCTCGTTGGTACAGTAGTTGGTGGTGCGATTGTGGCTCTGGGTCAGCTTATCAATATGATGCTACAACTCCGAGAGGCTACAGGATCTTGGGGCGGTGCCTTTGCTGCTGTTAAGAAGGTTATCGATGCCTTCTTTGCTGATGCAATGGTGGCGCAAGAGAACTGGTATAAGAATACTGAAGCTGGGGTGATGCGGATCAAGGCCGTTTTCCACGAGGGCTTTGGTAGCATTGAGGTTGCACTAGCTAACTTTTTCGCAAAGATGAGGGCTCGTTGGGATAGCGTCATGCAGGCTGTTAGCAACATTGTTAAGACTGCAATGTATGCGGTGGCAAAATCTATAGATGAGGCTATCGACACAGCTTTGGCGGGGATCAAAGAGGTACTGAACCTTGCTTCTAGATTGCCCTTCGGTGTTGGCGAAGGTTTTGGTGGACTAGCGGCAGTTGCAGAAGCTGGCATGGGTGCTTACACTCCAACGGCCCCTGAGTTGGGTACGACAACTTACCAAGACTTCTTGGCCGAACGGGTATCTGAGATTAGTGCTAGTGTTGGAAGAGGGATAGGGACCGCTGCTGCTCTTCGGAAAGACGCCGAGGCATTGTTGGCTACTAAGCGTGTCTCAGGTCAAACAGC